GCATCCTGTTCTTCAAGCAATGGGAGGTCGTGTCATTGCTGCCACGCTTCCGACCCAGTGCCCAAATTGTGTCTGCCAGTTGAACTATTGAGTGTGACGACCTAATCGCCTGAAGTTCAGGCACGTCGCCGTTCTCAAAGTTCTGACCCTGCTGCCTGGACAGGTGGCTGATAGCAAACACTGTGCATTTAGTGGCAGCAATAAAGGATCTGATCTTTGTAATCAGTGAGTCCAGATGGCGAGTATCCTGCGCTAGACCAGAGCTGATGATGGTCAGGTGGTCAAGGTAGATGTGCTGACATCCGAGTGAACGAACCATGTAGTTCATTCGCTGCAGGATTACATCCTCATCCAGGCTGCCGAAGTGATCGAACAGCTCAAGATTGCCAGAACCAGTAACAAACTTGTCGGCTTGTTCAATGGCTTTCATTTGATCTGGTGTTAAATCCAGATAATTCTGTCTGGCATGGAGCTGGATGCCTGCGGCCATCCCAACGAATCGGAAAATTGCCTCATCAGCTGTTTCTTCTAATCCAATCCAGCCACATTTAATGCCATTCTCCATATCGTAGAGACATAATGCTCGCGCAAATGTAGTCTTTCCGATGCCAGATCCGGCGATTAAAATAATAAGTTGGTTGTCATAGAAGGGGCACTTTGTGTTCCAAAAGGAGAACGCGCAGTCAGTTGCCCTGCGGTCTGGGGGCGACAGCACCAACCCTGCATAGTCAGATGCTGGCTTGATCCCATCAGGTCTGATGACCCGAGCGGACTCGACCACCTCTTTCAAGACGAGCGATCCGCATTCGGTCAGCGTTTCATTCGCATCCTTCCTGGGGAAGATTGCGCGACGGACCTTGCCAGGCTCAAACAGATCCATGATCTGGCTGGCAGCAGCATTACCTGCGTCGTCGTTGTCCGTGCAGACGACGATGTCGTACCGCATGAACTCATCGAGGTGCTGCTTGACGAACTTGGCTGCCTGGGGAGCACCGTTTGGAACGGAGACCGCAGCAACCTTGCCGCCCATCGCTTGATAGATCGACGGTGCATCCAGCTCTCCCTCACAGATGCACAACAGCTTGTGCTTTGCAGGGTTGGCCAGGTGCATTCCGAAGCCGATCACCTCTTTTGCTGCACCACGCCAGATCGTTTTCCGTTTACCTGTCGCTGGGTCAGCTTCAAGTTCGCGGATCTTTTGGGCGCAGATGGTCCCCGTGCGATCGCGGTATTGAAAGACGATGTGCTCGCCTTTGAAACCGACGCTGTAGGAGTCCAGGGTGCTTTTGTTGAGCCCACGGTGGGGCTCTGTCAGATCGAACTCGATCTCATTCATTGGCCGAACAGGTCTCTCCGGGGCAGTTTTTTTGTTTTTGCCGTACTGCTTTTGGTGGCCACAGACGAAGCAGATTTCATGGTCCGAATAGACCGCCAGGCCATCGCTGCTATCGCAGCCAGGGGCAGGGCAAGGAGCATGTTTGATGAATTTGGAATCACTCATTTCCCTCCAAAGAGCTTGTTGGCCTGCGCAGTGGCCTGCTCCTGGTTTTTGGAGAGAAGTTCAGTGATGGACTTTGCGCTGAACTCACGGGTGACGAACCCATTGCCGCAGATATTGCATCTGCGACGGCGTTCGTAGAACCCATTGCGCTCGTAACCAGCAGTGATGGTCGAGTCGTTGAGTCCGCAGTTAGGGCAGCTGATCATTCCCACTCCAAGCGAACAATGATGTGTGCGTCTTTGACCTTGGCCTTGTAGAAAGCGCTGCCACGCTTGTCGACGACGTTGACGTTGTCGTCAACGAGCACCCCGGCTTTCACCAGGGCGTCGAACACAGAGCCGTCCTTGTTGTCGAGATCGCCACGGGCTGCCCCGTGGTGTTCGATGAAGACGTACTTGGCTTTCTGGAGCGGTGGACCGACCCACCACTCCTGCATCACAGCGACGCAGTCCTTCATCCACAGCTTGTAGTTCCGGGACATGTATGGCCGGGACTGGCCCTGAAAGGAGCGCGGACGCTCCTTCGACATGGGCCTCAGCGGGATGTGCAGCTCACGGCTGTGCATCTTTCTTTTTCCGAGATCGCGCAGCAACTCCCCGAGCAATTGGAACCGTCTTGCTATCGGGTTCTGGCTGAGGGGCCTTGAGCAGCGCGATGATTTCAGCCAGCTGCTGCTGAATGTCATGCAGCTGCTGGTTCTCGAGTCGACTGAAACGCGGTCCATTAGAACGGGAGGTCATCTGACTCTGCAGAGGGGGCTTCGACCGTCGACAGCGGGTCAGCCTTGGCAGCAATCACCTTGGCGTCGGCTTCTTTGGTGGACTCGAATCCGAAGTCACTGGCGGTCGTGTTCTGCACCTTGTCCGGTGCAGCCAGCCAGTCGATCACCTGCGCACCACGCACCTCGAGGCTGATGCCGGCACCGGTCTTGGAGTTCGCTCCCCAGGCATAGATCGTGTAGCTCAGACGCATGGTCGAGCCGTTGCCGATCAGCTTGCTGTGATCCCAGTAGTTTCCGTCCTTGTCGAACACGGTCGGGCCTTCGCTGAATCCACCGCCACGGATTTCAAACTGCTTGAGCTTCATGCGGCAGCTCATGCGCTTGCGTGGTTCTTCCTTGTCTGGCTTGATCGGGCACCAGTGCGCCGATTTCTTGATGTCACCGTGGAGTTCGGTGAATTCATCCTCGACTTCCTGCATCCATGCCTGGTGTTCAGGGTTGGAGTTGTCGAGAACAATCTCGATGCTCCACTCCTTCGGCTTGTCAGCGTCGTAAGCGTCGCGTGCTTCTCCGAGGAGCTTGCACCAGCGCACTTCCACGACGGGCGTGCGCTTCATTGTTTTGGGAGCCATTTGGCATAGGTCGATACGTCTGCGGCGATGCCGCTGGCAGACCTTATCGGGCCCGTAGAGCAAAGACAACCATCAGCTGAATAAGTAAGGGTTACTGCCCAAGGCCATCGGATCAAGGCTGTTAATCACTGGCGGAGCAGGCAGCTGAATCCCTGTCCTGTCCTGCAGTTCGCTGTGCATGACTTCAAGCACAGGTCGTCGATACATTTGACCGAACTCCCAATGCAGCGTCCGATGTAGCCATTCGGCGTTCGCTGGATGCACGGCGAAGCAATCATGCGTCGGCAGCATGGGAATGGATTGTTCCAAAGCCCTGTAAATAATCGTCTGAGCAAAGGCTGCGTCCCACCCGTGGAGCGCGTTAGCTGCGATCGCCTTGTTGGCCTGGTTGTAACTGAGCGGTGATTCGACCGGCTGGTCTTCAACATTCATCGAGACCTTCCTGCCGAACAGGTGCGTATGAACCTGGCGACTGACCGGCTGGCGATCGGCGATGCGCATCGGCCATCCCGATGGCGTCGTCCATTCCATGGGGATCTGCTTGAGCATCAGCTTCTTGCAGCACTGCTTCAGCCATGGCTTGATCGTCATCACTGGATTGATGACAGCCTTCAGCTCCGACCACATGATGCTCGCCAAGTATTTGGAGGGGATCGAAATTTTGTAGATGTAGTCCTGGAGGTCGACGTAGCCGAGGTGTGATTCCAAGGCGTCGACCAGCCCATCACACAGCGACATGTAGCTGCCCCCCATAGGCGCTCTCAGAACGGGACCCTTGACCAAGCCGCGATCAATGCCACGCTCAAGCCAGATCTCAGCCATTGCCCTCTCTCTCTGATCCCCGGTTTGCAGGTGCTTGGTGAGTTCTCCCGTAACGGCTTCTGCAATGACGGTGTAGAGGTCTTGCGGGCTGTCGCCGTAGATGTTGGTGAGTCGACCGACTGTCTCCTCACGCAGTAGCGCTGCCAGGATTCCGCAGCCTGATGTCGTCTGATCCAACCTGATCGGGACACCAGTCTTGCCAGTTGCTTTGGCTTCTCTCAGTCCGTAGCAGAGCTGCAGGAACTCCCAGGGATCCTTCGCTCCCCGCCACAGCTCAGGCTTGGCGAGTGGATCCTCGGCTGCGGCCAGCATCTGATCAAGGTGCTGCTTGCCCCAGTTCAGACGCTCGGTCCAGGTGCAGCGCGACATCCCCCAATGGCCCGCTGCCCCCTTCAACAACCATTCAAACGCTTCGGTGTTGACCGGCAGAGGTTCAGCAAATGACAGCTGCGCACGCTCATAGCCACTCCCTTGCGTGGAGACGGCAGCATTGGCATAGACACGACCGCGCCAGCAGTAGTACCAGCTTTGCCACAGATCCCGATCACCGTTCTCTTCAGAAAACTGCAGGCTGCGTTCGATCTTCAGCCGGCGATGACGATTGCGCTCACGGTCGTTGTGAGCGGCAGCTGCTCTGCGATTGCGGGCCTTCACTTCCTCCGCAGTGGGGTCGCCACTAAGCCGATCGGGAAGTTCAGGGGGATTGCGTTGGCAGGGCCAGAGTCCCTCCCATCCACCCTCCCAGGTGATTCGCTGAGTGGAGACCATCTCACCGCTGCAGCGGAGTCGTTGACGCTGGAGGAAGTTCACGACCTCGACCTGCATGGTCATGTCTGCCGCTTCGTAGTGAGCGAGCGCCCCCTTCTCGCTTGCGTCATAGAGCACGGGCTTGACGATCGGTTCCTCGTTGTCGAGGAGCCCACCACCATGGAGACCCTGCCAGTCCCTGGGTGGAATCAACATCGCCTGATGGCTGGCGGTGTAGACCCTCGGCTTGCAGTTTTTGATGAACTCCTCAGCCTGGAGCGTGGGCACCACCAGCCGGGGAGTGCGATGGCCCTGGCGGATGGTGATCGTGGTTAGCAGCTCTGTTCGGAAGATCCCATCAGCGAGGAACAGCCCCACCTGCAGCCTGGTCTGATCGTTCCACTCGACGACAGGACACTGCATCTTGCGCATGATGTCCTTGCTGGAGATGGTGTGGCGTTTCATGGTGCGCACCAGCCTGCGCATCTCCATCGGCCTGACGCTGTTCAGCTTGATGAGCCTGCATTCACGCTCCACTGCACGGCCCAGGTGCTGGAGGAATGTCGGCAGCCTTTGGCGCTTGCTGATCTGATCGATTGCTGCTGTCAGCGCCACGGCAGCGATGTGTGGAGTGCCGCTGAAATCATTGAAGAACGGCAGGGCGCTGGCGTATGGCCTGGCCTTGCGGTTGTCCAGCAGGAATGCCTGGAATGTTTCTGAGTAGTCCTCTGCCAGGGACTCGAGGCAGATGCTGAACAGCTTCTGTCCGTAATCAAGTGAGCTCTCTTTGCCCTGCTCCCGGAGCCGGCGCTGCTGTGAATCACGAGCATCCCTGGCTCGCTGTTCTGCTTTCTTCTGTCTTGCAAACTGCTGCGCTTCGAGGTCTCTGAGGCTCTCTGGCATTTGCAAACCCCTTGCAAAGGGGTTGGGAGATTTACATCCCCGCAGAATGCCAGTTTGCAGCCTCAGATCACAGTCCCTCAGGTTGATCTACGCTCCCGTATCCCGTTCCACAGTGACAGGGAACAAATGCAGAGTTCAGTCATGACCTGGGATTTGCAGGTTATTTGCAATTGCTTTGCAACCTTTGCAAAACCCTGCAAGCCACTGTGATATTCCGTCAATTGTTGCCTGCAATTCCTTTCAATGCTTCGTGCATTGATTCCAGTGCTTGCGTGTCGTTGTGCGCGTAATGATTGACCGATGCGATGTCAGTCCAGCCGCAGAAATGCTGGACAGTGGGCAGCGGCATCCCGTTGGTGATGGCCCTGGTGGCCATCGTCCCTCGCGTGATGTGACCGGTCACCCTGCCGGGGAGCCGGAGCGCTTTGACTGCATCGCGGAAGTTGTCGCAGTATGTGCGCCAGTGCATGGGGAAGATCTGGTCATCAAGATCCAGTCCCTCGCATCGCCGCCGCAGGATCTCCTTGCACTCGCCAATGATCGGCACGGTGCGCGGCCTGCCGTTTTTGGTTTCGGTGAAAACCATTGAACCGTTGCGCCCTCGGATGTCCCTCGGCGTGAGGTTGATCGTTTCCTGGCATCTGCTGCCATGGGACAGCCTGACCACAAACGCATCCTCCATCAGGGTCCAGGAACACGGGCCGCGGCCAGACCAGCCACCTTCCTTTGCTGGCAGCGACAGGCTGCGAGCAGCACGCATTTTGAAGTAGCTGCGCAGCTGTGTGATCTCATCGTCATCCAGCCAGCGAGCCGGAATCCGCTTTTCTTCCAGCTGCTTTGGCCACATCGGGACATCGGCCAGTCGTCCGTAGGTGATGGCATCCATCCGCATTGACTTGATCACCGACACCTTCCGATTGACGGTTGCGTTGCTGTTGCCCCAGCTCAGCAGGTCTTGCCTGAATTCATCCAGCCAGATGGCAGTAATCCGATCGAGCTGAGTGTTCGGTCCGAAGTATTCACGGATCTGCTTCCAGTGGCTGAGCACGTTTTCAGATGTTTTGATGCCCTTCCATCGCCGATCCCAGCTGAGATCAAAGGCCTGCGTCAGGGTCAGCGTTCCTGTTGCCTCTCTGGGTGGCTGCTTGACGCCAGTCCGTTTTGCAACATCCTGATCGACGAGATGCTGCTGTCTGGCGTCATTGATCAGCTGCCAGCCAGCATCCTCGGATTCGACGGTGTTCTGCTTGCGTTTGCCGGTGGCTGGATCAGTCCAGTCAGCCACCCAGACATGGGTGTCGCCCCGTTTCCGGAGCACAACTTTGTCAGCCATCGGTTGACTCCTCTTCGGTTGGCTCCTCTTGGATTGGCACCTGTGAGTACAGGTCGACCTGATCCCGATAGTTGTGCTGCAGCCAGCCGGTAATGGCCCTGGCGGCCAGCAGGCTGAGGTTGTGTCCTGAAAGGACTGCGAGTTTTCCCAGCATTGCTGCTTCCGGATCGGAAACAGTTATCTGCACTTTGGTTCCCATGGTCAGCGCCTCGTGTAGACGCCGTCATCAGCCTGGAGCCCGCCACCTCGGCGCTTCTTGGCTACTCGTTCCAGGTGGCGGACTGTTTCCCAATCCCTGCTGTCGATGGCAGCGTTCCAGTCGCGAAACTCGTCAGATCGGAGCATGTCGGCCATGACATAGCCGCTCTCGTCATTGAATTGCATGGTCAGTCGTGGGTTGTGGGTGCTTGTGAATAGAAAGCCATCAGCTCTGAGTAGTTGTCTCTTAGGTATTCGGAGACGCACCGACTAGCCATTGCTGAAATTGACGAGCCAGATGTTTCGGCCAGCTTGTGAAGCATTCGGAATTCAGCGTCGTGCGAAAACGACACGGAGGCTCTGTTGATTGATGGCATGGTCAGTCGTGGGTTGTGGGTGTGGTTAGAGCTGTTCGATGCTCCGCATTAGGGCCTGACC